TTCATTTTCTAAAAACCAAGTGGTTTCAGATGATTTGTTGTTTGTTTTGTTAAGAACAGGTTTAATATGAACTGTTGTTTTATTTATATCTTCATTATATTTTTTATATTTTGGATCATCAATCATTTTTTTAAACGTATCATAATTTTTAACAATATCGGTTGATTTTTCAAAAATGTTTGAAGTGAATGTTTTATTTGTTTTAAATAACAATACCCAAATATCACATTGATTATATGAATAAAATAAGAACATTTGAAAATTATAAATTTCATATAGTTTTATTTCAATAGATATAACATCTGGATTATTTGTATAAAATTCAATTTCATCCATATAATTAATCTTAGGATCTAAAATATCCATTTTTTGAGTATTCAATTTTTTATAAATTTCTTTGAATGCATTATAATTTGAAAAATATTTTTGTGAACATTTATTTTCAGAATCTTCGCTTATTAATAATTGAACAGTTAATATATCATTATCTATACATTCAAATGCTAATGTAGTATCTTCGTAATTTTGTATGATGTTGATATAATTTTGTTTGATTTCAATTAAAAGTTCTTTTGTAGCAGTGAAATAAACGGTTTGTAAAGTATAAATTTCATTGATTAAATCAGCAAGTTCAAAAATAAATGACATATATTTAACCTTTAGTGTTGTAATATGTTCTATTTTTTCTGTTTTATTTTTGTCATCATCTTGAGTATTATTTATTTGAAAATCTGAAAAATAATTCTCAATATTATACATTTCATCATCAAATACTTTTTTATTAATTGCTAATTCAATACATTTTTCATTATATTTTATATCCGTATTTTTTAAATTTTTTTTTGATGAAATATATGTTGAATAAAGGTCTAATATTTTTTTATGTTTATTTGTATCTGTTTTTATAAATTTTATTAAATCAGCTGGTTTGATTAATAAAACAAATGTTAAAGGATCAATTGTTATATCAGGTATATTTGTATAATTAATTGGAATATTTTTACGAAGATATTTGGTATATAATTTATACATATAATCATTATCTTTATCACCAACTAATTTATCAGGATCAACAAATGTATTGATATCTCCTATAATATCTTTTTTAATATTTTCTTTAGATGTGTTTTCAGATGTATTTTTTAAAGAAGAAGTTATTATTGATATATTTTCATCCGAAGTAATATTTGATGAAGCAACATTTCCTTGTCTTAAAGGTTCAGGAATATTTTCTTTTTCTTCATTAGCTTGTTTTTGAATTTGTTCAATGGATAAATGAGAAAAATGATTTAATAATTTTTCAAGAGGTTTTTCATCGATTTGCCAATTAAATGGATTTGATTTTACACCAACAATAGTATAAGGTTTTTTATTTATATAAAATAAACCATTTGGTTTAAATAAGTTGTTGATTGTTATTTTTATATTATTTTCAATAATATTGTTATCATACGCATTTTGAAATGATCTTTTTTTTTGCATATATCTAAAATCACTTAAAATTCGATTAATCATTGTATCGAATTCTGGAGCTTCAAAAAATTGACTATATAGTGTGTTTTTTGGTGCAGTGGATGGTATGTTTTTAATAGGTCCTTCATAATATTTAATAAGAGGATCAAAATATACGGTATGACTTTTACTTTTTGGAACAGTCATATAAGGTTCATAATTTAATTTATATGCTTTGGGAATGCGAGTTTTTACATAAATTATTAATGAATTTGGTATTTGAGTGTTATTATCTATTTTTTTACGACTATTGTTATTAATTATTGATGTATTAATTGGTGTAATTGTATCAGGAATTATTGTATCAGGAATTATTGTATCAGGAATTATTGTATCAGGAATTATTGTAGAAGGTTTACTTGTTTTAGGTTTACTTGTTTTAGGTTTACTTGTTTTAGGTTTACTTGTTTTAGGTTTACTTGTTTTAGGTTTACTTGTATCAGGTTTACTTGTTTTAGGTTTACTTGTATCAGGTTTACTTGTTTTAGGTTTACTTATATCCGGTTTACTTGTTATAGGTTTACTTGTATCCGGTTTACTTGTATCCGGTTTACTTGTATCCGGTATATTCGTATTAGAAGAGATTTCCAATAAGGGTTTATAATGATTATTATTTTCATAATATAAATATAAATTATCACCTGTATCTCGTTTCATATTTCTTCGTTCATTTCTTGGAAATTTTAGTATTTTGTTATCGATTGAATTAAATATATTTATAGAATATATTAAGAATAAAGTGTTCGTTTCATTTTTCATTTGTAACAATACATCAATTGGTCCAACAGCTGGTTCAGTCCATTCGTAATTACCATTATTTTCTGAATTTAAAAGGGTTATATATTCCTTATATGCTGTTGAAAGAGTGATATATTCATTAATATTTTTGATATTTTCACATATGTTTATTTTTGTCTTAATAATTTGATTTACAATTGCTGTCACAATTTCTTGAAAAAATAGAATCTCATCAATCTCACTATCCAATGATATTCCAATATTACCATTCAATGTTGTATTAAAGTTTTTTTGTAATAAATTATTTATCTCATCAATATTATCAATTATAAATTGACCAGATGTAAGTTGAGTTGTATCCTTTAAAATTATATTTGTTATATCACCAATATCCGAAGACAACTGTGAAATTATATTTTTAAACAAAGTATTGCTTTTCATAAAAGTAATAAATGGTTCTTTGTTAATCAATTCAAAAACAATATCATTTAAATCCAACAAAACTTGTTTAAGATCACTTATGGAATAAATAGTTAAAAGATTGTCTTTTATAAACTTAATTGAATTTTCGAGTTTTTCTAATAAATTTTGTAATATGCTTACGTTATCATCAATTATAAAATTTGATATATCAGTTCCATGTTTAGGCATTCCAGCCCACAATGTTACCCAATTAAAGAATTGTATACAATTTGTTTCTTCACTTGCTAAAATAGGGTCAATAATATATTGTTGTATCCATTTATTAAGTGCATAATTATCAGCTTTTTCTTTATATAAATCATAATATATTGAAGCAGCGAAACATCTTCCATCACTTTGTGTGCCTTCAATAATATTATATGTTTGTTTTTCTATTTGTATGGTAGTCATTTATATATATTATTTGATAATATATATTATTTAATAATTTATAAAATTAAATAATATAAGTAATAAGTAAATTAGTAATTACTTTTAATTCCGTCATTTATGTAATTTCCATACAATGTAAACATTTGTGTTTGATTCATACGTGTTTTGTCTTTTTTAGCTTTTTCTAAAATATTAATAGCATTATTAATCTCTTCTTCAGTAACTTGACCATCCTTATTTTCATCAATTAATTTAGCAAGAATTCTGTATTTTTCCGGAACACAACAATATGGACTTTCTTCGTTAAATAAATGGTCAGAAAGAATTGTAAAAATAGCAGTTAATACTAATGAAGTATATATATCTCGAGTACCCATCCAAGCCATAGAAAATACTAATAGTTGTTTTGTAACATTCATTTTAAGATATTCTTCAGTTGATTTGCTAAATTGAATTGATATAAACTTGGAACCAACGTTAAGTAAAATCATAATAATACCGGCAAAAAATTTACTATTGTTTAGAAACATAATATGATTATCAGCAAATGCAATTGTATCATTAAAAATATTAGACATTATTATATTAATTTGATATAAAAAATATATAAACAATTTTTATGAATTAAAAAATATGAAATTTCTTAAGTTTATGTATAATGGTATCGGTGCCATAGTTACTAACAAATGTATCATATTTTTGATTGATATTTCTAATATATGGTCGATATAGTGAATTAATTTGAGATGTGAAACCTTCATTTGAGATTGGTATAAATATTTGTATAAAATAAATAATAAATAAAATACAAATAATTCCAATAACAATGTTTAAATATGGTTTATACATATATATATATATTTAATAGTAAAATAACTTAAATAAAACTAAACATACAAATGGGTAAACACGTATTAATAAAGTGTTGAAAATGTCGAAAATCCTTCTAATTTTGCGGAAGTTGAATTCAACATACCAGATGAAGCAGCATTTACTTCAATAGATTTATTCATATTATGATCTATTGGAATTTGTTTGGAATCTTTGGACATTATTGTTACTTTCATATCTTCTTTATCAATACCAACAGTTTCATTAGCAATATTATTCTCTAATTCACTTTTTTTTTTTGATATATTCTCTTGTGTTTTAGAAGTATCAATCGTTGTATTTTCCATTCCTTCAACCAAAGGTAGCGTTGCTTCAACAAAAGAGCCATATTGATTTAATGCCGTGATTATTGTTAGTACAATTAATAATCCTAATGTGATATTATTTATAGAGAAAAAGATTACAATTAAAATTAAAAACAGTCTTCCTAAAATTGAACTATACATATTATGTACAATTGTTGGATTTATTGCTAAAATTATAACTAATGCTACAAAAAGTGCTCCAATACTTTGAAATTTAATACTCATTATATATAAATTACATAATATATTTTTTATATAAAAACATTTACTTTGAGTATTTTCAGTTTGTTTGATAAATAATTATCTTATTTTTTATTAAGAGAATGTCTTATTTAGCAATGTCAGCAGCCTCAATAGATAATGATAGTAATCAATATGAAACCCCGATTAATAAGAAGAGACAAAATAATAATAAAACTCAAAAATATCGACAATCATCTAGCGATTTTGATCATCAAAAGGTAAATTCTGTTTTAAATTCAATACATAATAATAGTCCAGATGACGATGATTTAGGAAATTACAATCCTAAAGGAACTGCGGTTACGGCTAAACATTCGGAAAATTTTAAACCAATGAATCCATTTGAGTTTCCTGAAAAACCTGTATCAATGGGTGGTGAACGTAAACAAATAGAAGGAATGAGTAATATTCCACAACCAACAGATAATGAAGATTTAAAATTACAAGAACTTCAAAGTGCTTTTTTGAATGATGCACAAGTAAGAGACTACTATAGAAAACTTGTACCAAACTATCAATCAAAGGAAATACAAAATAAATCTGAAAATAATAAAAATTATTATTCATCTGGACAAACTTCAAATAATGATTCCAATCAAGTTTTAATTGAAAAATTAAATTATATGATAAATTTATTAGAAGAACAACAAGACCAAAAAACGGAAAGTGTTACCGAAGAAGTTGTTTTATATTCATTTTTAGGTGTTTTTATAATATTCATAGTTGATAGTTTTACAAAAGTAGGTAAATATACAAGATAATATTTTTTTAGTTCAATAATATAAATGTATAAAGGTTACAAGGGTCGACAACAAATATCAGAGAATAAAGGCATAACATCATTAGCCCATATAAATAAATGCGCAAAATGTAAAAAGTTAAATCCAAGTTTACATTCATCAGCATTTTATAATGTTCAAAATTGTATGTTTTGTGGAAATCCTTTTTATATCATTAAACCTGGCAATTAATATATATTGTAAAACAACTTAAAGAGAAAATCGTTTTTCGTCTTTAAGTCCTTTTTCTAATTTATTATTAAGCATTTTTCGGATTTAAAGGGACTATACGCGAAATTGTAGAAAAAATAGGCCATTGGACTTATTACAATTGGATGTGTTTTTAGACATATGTTATTTATTATATATTTATTATCGCTTACATCTTCTAAGGTTAAATATCTCATATATTTACAATTTTCGTTTTCTTTTAATGACCATAACGACATTTTGAAACCATCTATAAATTGATTTATTTGTATTGACCCTTTAATCGAAGCAATACACGAAATTATTTCTTTGTCTTTTTCTATGAATGTACACGTTTTTCTGAATATATATGCGCCTTCTATATCACCGTTAATTACTAACATTTTTATAAATATATTGTTAGTTGCAACTAATTCAATAATATTACTCATTTCTGGATAAATAATGATATCCCATTTCTTTTTCATTTCCATAATAAAATTATATAAATAATATATGTTTTGTTTATCTCCTGTAAGTATTGTAAATTTAGCATCTAATAGTTTAGGTGGACCCCAGTTTATCATATTAAAACAATATGTTTTATACACGGTTAATGGAATTATTCCTGTTAGTTCTTCTTCTCTTTTAAACAAACTAACACTAATTATTTTATTATTATGAGATTGATTGTATTCGTGCGTTTGAATTAACTGTGGAGCAATATTCTTTTTTCTATAATTTTTATTTACACACAAATAATCTACATAATATACATCAAATTCTGGTTTACTATTTATTTGTACGTGTAATGGTCTGCTTGTTATAATACCAATTAATTTATTTTCTTCAATCATTTTTCCTGTTTTATTATCTATTAATATTTCGGGTTCTAAAAAATAGGACCAATATGTATTTGAATTATGGCCACTAAAATATGGTATTATATTTTCTTGTTTGGGATCATATTTATTTTCATTTTGCGTAAAATAATTTAACTTTATTAGTGTTATTATTTGTTTTTTTGTTAGTTCATCAATATATTCAAACTCTTTTGTTTTTATTTTTTTAAAATTGACATACATATTTTTTTCTGGTAACTCTTTATTAATAATACCTTTATTAACAAACCAATAATGTAAATCGTAAAAATGAAATACAGGTTGTAATGCCCAAAATTTATATTTTAAACGTATATACATAAAAAATAATATTATACATAAAATCATAAAAATTAATATATATAAAATCATATTGTATATATTGTTATACTTTTTATATACAAATATTACGATTTAAAAAAATTGAACTTATTTATATTAATTTGTTAGTTTAACATACTTTACAAACTAACAAACTAACAAATGTCTTTTAATATAGAAACTTATTTAAACTCGTTACCTTCAGATACAACATATATTAATGTTTGTGATATGAATTTAACTTATTTGCCGGATTTATCAAGATTTACAGAATTAATATTTTTAAATTGTTCTCATAATGAATTAACTGAATTACCGCCACTAAATTATAAACTAAAACAATTATTATGTGGGTATAATAAACTAACAACATTACCACCATTGAATAATAATTTAGAAAGATTAAGTTGTTGTAATAATTTATTAAAAATATTACCACAATTGAATGATAATTTGACGCTATTATTTTGTTATGGTAATGAATTAACTTATTTGCCACCACTGAATGATAAACTTATACAATTAAATTGTGAAGAAAATTATTTGACAAAATTACCTCCATTAAATAATAATTTGAAACATTTAAATTGTGGATTTAATTTATTAAAAATATTACCACAATTGAATGATAATATTACAACAATTTATTGTGATCATAATGATTTAAATACTTTACCATTGTTAAACGATAAATTGGAAATATTAGTTTGTGGAAGAAATTTAGATTATATACCTTGTTTAAACACAATATCATTTTGTGGGTTTGTTCATTCTGCATTGAATAGAAGTAATTTTATAAATGCGATCAGAAAAGAAAATAATATATTATATAAATTTCGTTATACTTATTATGCGGTAAAATTTAAAAAACAATTAAAAAAGTGGTTATGGGAAAAAGTAAGAGAACCAAAAATAATGTTAAGATTTCATCCATCACATTTAAATACGTTAGAAGTAACAGATGATTTAGAAGTGTTTTTAGATAATTGGATTAAATAAAATAAAAAATGTATTATATTTGTTAGTTAGTTTGGTTTGGTAAAAATATATAAATATTGATATTCATATTGACATTGTAATAAATCAGCTTTGGCTCCAAGAATAAATCCACAAGACAAGGCTTCATCAACAATAACTTGATCATCTGGCATATATAGAATGTGTTCATTTTTTCTAACCTTACCATCACTATCATTTTTAAACTTTTCAACAAATAATGCTTTATCATTTTGTTTTTCATATTGAAAATCGGCAGAATATGAGAAATCTGTAAATTTGACTTTGGTTGATGTTATACGTTCTTTAGCATATCTTTGAGGGGATACATATAATAATGGATTTCCAGGAGGCAATATAGGATCAAAACGATCACGATCAACAATATGGACAATTAAATAACCGCCAGGTAATAACCAATTAAAACAATTTTGAAAGAATTGTGTTTTATCTTTAAAATAATAAATTGTAAAGTACATTGATAAAATATGTGTAAAAGTGTCAGGTTGAAAAGTGTTTCCATCTAAAGCATCAGCAACTTCGAATTTATAATCAGGAAAATTTTCTTTTGCTTTTTTTATCATGGAAGGTGAAATATCTATACCAATAATATCAAATCCTTTGGAACCAAATGAAGATACATAGTGTCCGGTTCCACATCCAACATCTAAAATTTTACTTTTTGATGACGGAGATGCGCTATTTATAATCCATCCAATTTCATAATCATTTTTTAAAGTATTAAAAACTAAATAGTCGTAAATTTCGGCATAAAAATCATCATATATTTCTGAATCTCTTTTAATTAAAAATTTATCTCTTTGTTCAAATCCTTCCATTTTATTTGTTTTTAAACCTTTGAATACTAACACAACTAATAACAGCAAAGACGTTAAAATTAACACTTTACACCACAAAGAACATTTATTGTATACGGAAGCTAAAGATTTAATTGATTTTGTAAAAGTCATCTTATATATTATCTAGTTTAAAAAATGTAAAAATATGTTTTTTTACTTAACTTTTTATTAAATTGGGTTATATGTAAAATATTTTTTGCTCAACTTTTCTTAAAAACAGATATGAATGATATTGAAATTAATGATATAAGAACTGATAAAGATTTTAAAGGTATAACATTTTCAGAATTTAAAAAAACAGATGTTAAAAAAGAAATAATAAAAAATTTATACAATGCTAAAATAGAATCTGCGTGTTATTGGAGTGCCGAAATGATATGTGCTGGTCATTATGCTGATTTATGGGATACAATAATTAGTTTTTATACAAAACATATACATATTGGTAATCCTAAATTAATAACTTATTTAGAACTAAGAATAAATAATTTTAAAAATATTGTTTCAAATGGATATACGGATCAAGAATTAAGATTAAGGAATAATGAAAAAATGAGAAAATTATTTTGTGAAGTAATGTGTGTTCTTTGTGAAGCGAGAAAAAAACATTGTTATTCCGAAGTTAAAGTAAAAAAAGAAGATTTTGATTTAACCCAAATGACTGAACGTTTTAAAGCACCTGATGTTAAATACGCGGAAGAAACGTTTTTAAAAGATGATCCGAAAGAATTATTTATTGCCATTAATGAATTAGCCTATAATTTAACAGATGAAGGTAAAAATAGTGTTAGTGCTTGTTATTGGATGGAGTGGATTATTGAATTTGAAACAATATGTAAACAAAAAAAAGAAAAGTTTAAATGTGAACGCAGAGAATTCGCAAAAGTAGAAAGTAAATTACAAATGGACATCGTTTGGATAATTTGGGATATATTTTTAAATGAATCGAAAAAAAGAAGTAATTTAGTTCAACGTATTATAAATAGCGCGTTAAATATTTTTTGTTTAAGATATCGTATAGGGTGTCATAAAAAACGTCGTCTTCTAATGTACTTTGTAATTGAAGTGTTTACAGAACCATATTCTTTAGAAGAAGATATTGTAAGAGACAAGGCAAAAATAATTACAATAACTGAAAATATAAATAAAATTTACAAACAAATAAAACAAAATGAACATTCACCAGGAACGGATTATTTATATCAGAATATGAAAACAAGTAATTTAGAAAAGACAATAGCAAAATTGGAAACTATGAATAATTTAGGCGCTGAATATATACCACGTATAGATTAAAATTATAGTATGTTATTATATTATGAAAAGTTACAATAAAAATAAAAAAAAAGTAAAAAATAAAACACGACGAATAAGTATTTCAAATAAGTATACTGAACAAAATATTATTACAATGTTTTTACAAATGTTAAATACGGTAAAACTATATCATTGGAAAACATCTAGTTACGCTCAGCACAAAGCAACGGATGAACTATATACAAATTTAAATTTAAATATTGATTCGTTTGTTGAAATAATGCTTGGTAAAACAGGAGGACGAGTTAATTTAACAGGTCAAAAAACATTACCGTTATTGGATTACACAAATGTGACAGATTTTATGAAAGAAATAAACAGATATAAACATTATTTAAATAATATGAATAATAATTCTGGTTTAAGTGTAACTAACAATAGTGATCTTTTTAATGTTCGTGATGAAATATTAGGAAATCTAAATCAATTTTCATATTTATTAACCTTTAAGTAGTTTTTTTAATATAATTTTTTATTATTTTTTATTATTTTTAGCGAAGCAATTAAATTTTAATATATTTTTAAATTATAAATGAGTTCACAAGGATATAGATCTGTCTCTGAAATGGTAACTGATGATTTTTTAAACTTAACACCTTTACCTGAAGGACCTACTTCAAGTCCATCAACAAGTATTTTTCAAAAAATTACATTACAAACTTGGATTATTATAATATTGATTTTAGCATTTTTAGGAATTAATATTTTTACTTATTTAGCTCAAGGAACTCAAGAAACAGTTTCGATTTTTTCAAATATATTTGAACCAATTTTAAGGTTTTTGGGTTATACAACACTAACAACAACAAAACAAGCAATTGAAACAAGTGCTACGGGTGCCACAGCCGGTATAAATATAGTTGCTGATACCACCACAGATACAATTGATAATATAATACAACATGGATCTGAAACACCGGTAGCCACATCTGGAACTTCAACCGGAGTATCAAGTAATGTTCCTCAAGGTAATATATCTAGTTCTCTTCCAGTCCAACATAATATACAAAAAACAAGTGCAAAAATAGAAAAATGGCAAGAAGATGCGTTATCTAAAGCGCTTTCGAGTGCTGAACAAAAACAAGGTGAAGTTACTCCAGATGATTCAAGAAGTTCAATACAAACAACCGGTAAATCCGGATGGTGTTACATAGGAGAAGACCAAGGAATAAGAACATGTTCTGAAATTGGTGTTAATGATGTATGTATGAGTGGAGATATATTTCCAACACAACCTGTTTGTATAAACCCTAATTTAAGAGCATAAATAATTATGGAGGATTTGTAAATTTTATTATTATAATTCCATCAGCACCATTTCCGGGAAGAGGTGGTGTTGGTATTGGTACAGTATTGCCTCCAAAATTATTTGAACCACCCCCGCCTCCACCCGGTAATTGTCCGTTTTGAGCATATTCTAAAGGACTTGTTTGAGTTCCATTACCTCCTCCACCGATTCCACCAATTCCTTTTAACATTCCAGCTGAATTAGCTCCTCCTCCTCCTCCACCGCCACCATAAAATATACCATCAATACCTAAATGTCCATTACCTCCATTTCCAGCAGATGTAGAATTATTATTTAAACCTACACCTCCTAACGTTGTTGATATAATAGAATTATTTGAATTGACTAATGTTAATGTTCCTCCTGCTCCACCAGTTCCATTATCTCCAATTACATATGTGCCACCATTTGCGTTTGTAGCATTTCCACCTGGACCACCACCATCCCAAGCTTTATTTATATCACCTCTACCACCTTGTCCAGAATACAATACATTATTTGTAGATACATTAAACGCGGTTCCACTGATCGAAGAATTATTTCCAATAGTTCCAATACTTGTTAAATTATTACCATATTTATATCCTCCAAGACCACCAGTTCCAATTGTTAACAAAAAATTATTTTTTAATACTAATCTTGATGAATTAGTATTTAATATATGTCCACCTCCACCGCCAGGAGAACCATTTGTAGAATTTTGAGACCAAAGCCCTCCACCTCCACCTCCACCAACTAACGAATATTCCATTTGTAAATCATAATTAAAAGTAAATGTGCCATTTGTTGAATATTTTAACATAACATTTCCAGAAGAAAATGAAGACATTGGTGAACCTGTAGTTGTATATATTATAGGAAGTGACACATTCAATGTTGAACTGAATGATGATTCAACTCCAGTAGCTAAACTGGTAACATTAAAATTATATGAGTAGTTTGTAGGTAAATTAGTAATTGTATAAGAAGTAGCGGCAGATGAAACTGTTGCTAATAAAAGACCATTCATATAAATATTGTATCCAATAATTGTTCCACAAAAATTAGAAGAAGGTGTCCAGCCTATTTCTACACTTGCTAATCCATTTGTAATACTTGTAATAGATGTTAGTTTGTCTGATATTTTTATTAAATTTGTAGGAGGTTCAATATAAGAAACAAATGTTATAACAGTATTTGATGGTTCACTAATAAGTTGTGCTGTTTTATTGACAGCAACAATATAGTATTCATATAAATTACAATTAATTACATTGAGAGTTAATGATAAAACATTTCCCGGAACAATTTCAATTAAAATACCATTTTGATAAATATTGAAATTGGTTGCAGGTAAACAAGAACTATCAAATGTCCACACAATAGTCGTAATATAAAATCCGCTTATTACAGATGTTATTATAGGCGGATATATCTTTATAGCGCTGACTAATTTAGCATTTGTTGGCCATTTATTTCCACTATTTGACATAACATATCTTTGTCTTGGAAACCAAGTTTGTGTTCCGTCGTTCCAACATAGGTCTTGTATTGTGCCAGGAACATCTGAATCTGTAGTAGGATGGCATAATTGTTGAGAAATACTATTTTTAGTTTCTCCAGTACATACATTTTCTTGTGTGGAGCAAATAAGAACACCTCCATCTTGTATAACAATTGGTTCTTCAACTTGATCAGAAATAATTGACGGAAAAGTTTCGCTACTTGGAGACGGTTCAATAGGAGGAGGTATATTAGGATCACTTATATCGCTTCCGCCACCTCCATTGCTAGGTAATACTTCATTAACCGTTGTAGTAGGTTTTAAACAAGTAATCGGAGATTCAGTAGGACCGATAATAGCTCCAGTGATAGGATCAATAGCAATATTAATAACATTACCACTGCGTTTTAGACCAGTTGTATTTGGATTTGTATACCCCCGTGTAGATTGTGTTGCCCAAGTAGTATTCCGATTAACCCACTGTCCCTTAGCAATTTTAGAATACTTTTGTGACTTTGTTAAGTCAAAACTATTTTTTTTATATTGTAAAACATTTCCTTTATTTAACATTGCTGTTTTTTCTGCTAAAAATGCGTTATTGTCAGTATCAGGACAGCTATTTTGAACTCTTGACCAAGCTCTAGGCGGATTAGGTAAATAACAATTATTAAAACCAAAACCTGACATCTTATTATATAATATAAACCATTTTTAAAAATATTCAAATTATATTATATAATTTTGTATTTACACCCTTGAAGATTTAAAACCGCACCTTTCGGTGAAATAAAAAATCAAAAAGGTTTGCCCTCCCGAAGGGAAGAGCGTGTAAATTTTGGTTTTACTGGTTCGTCTAAACCAGTTGATAAATTCTTGCTTCTGGATAAATAATTTGGTCTTTCTTTATTATTTATCGCATTATAAGCAATTTTGTAAATATTTGTAGCACCATTAACATCTCTATTCCAATAACCACATCCGTTTTTACAACAAATCAGTCCATGAACTAAAACATTACCGCTCCTATATGGTTTTGGATTTTCCCTAACCATTGTCTTTTTACAAATACCTATTTCACATTTGGAACACATACAACTTGTTCTAAATTCATCTACCAAATAAGTTTGAAACCCTGCTTTTCTAAATAAGGTTCTCATACCTTTTCCTTTGGTTGCTTCTTTGAATTTCATTTGTTTTTTCTGTTCGTAATCTCCAAAACAAACTATTACATCTTTTTCATTTCCAAATATGCGTTTGAAGTTATTTAACATTTTTTGTTCGCTTCGTTTTGTATTTCTATAACTTTGTAATCGTAATTTTCTAAAAATGTATTTTTCATAAAAGGTAAATAACATTCCATTTATTTCACTCTTCTTTTTAATGTATTCCTTAAATTTTGGTATGTTAAGTGATTTACGATTGTATTTAGATATTTCGGTTTCCCATTCTATAATCGTTTTTCCATTTATTTTTTCTTGTTTCAATTCCAGTTGTATTTTTGAAAACTTCTTTTTCTTTGTTTCTTTTCTTCGTTGGTCTTGTGAATAACGAAACTTATTTGATTCTTTATTACAATCATCCACGCAATAAATTAAATCACATTTTCCAGGGTCTATTGCTACAATCTTTTTGTTTTGTATTTGTGAATAATCATTTAATTCATCAATATATATTTCAGTTGATAAACCTTTTTTCATCATCGGCAATTTCTTACCAACTAAATCTTTACGCAATAATAACAAAGAACAACTAACTCCATCTGTTTCTATCATATGGTGAAATTCATAATATTTCTTCTTGAAAAATTTTCTTTCAGTTCTAAAAAAGAACTCCCATATTTTATCTTCTTTGCGTTTCAAATTCCCTTTTGTTAAAAAATCACTTTTATTTCCTTGTTTCTTTCTCATAAGAAGATGCACTAATGTAGTTGTATCTAATCGTATGTGTTTTGGTATAACTTCACTTCTCATAGGAAATACATTATAAATAGTTTGTTCTTCCTTTTCAATTTGTTTCATCATTCTAATCATACAATGAAAATAATCCATAGGACTACACATTAAGTCATAAACAATATTATTCTTTTTATAACTTGCTTTATTTGGTGTAATAAATTGTTTTTGTTGGTTAATCCATTTGTGATACATAGAATGAGATTTATAATTGATATTTTCAATATTTAGTAAATCAGTTTTTATTTTTCGTAATTGACTGCATAAATTATTTACTCTTTGTTCCTTTTCTTTTTGTGTAATATTCAAAATTCTTATTTTATTCATAATAAACTTCTTTTTCCAAATTACATTCACATATCGTTCAACATACTCTACATAATGTAATTTAATATTATTCTCATACATCGTAAGAATATCAATAGTTAAATAATCTAAAATGGTATTCATATGTGTATAATCCAAGTTTTCATTTTGTATAAGCGGTTGAAAATCTGTTTTATAAAATGCAGTTAAACCATCTTTGAGTTCTTTGATTTCTTTTTTAGGTGGTCTTCCACTTGCTTTTTCATTACATAATATTTTCATACAAGAGTTAATAAATTCATCATTAATGGTTGGTAAATTATTATGCTTATCATAATGGTCTAATAAAAATAGTTTTATAAACATTAAAGTTTGAATAACGATTTTATTACACTTAATAACGGCATTTGAAATTTTTGGTAAGTTAATGTCTGGGTGTTTCAAGACGCTTTTCAAGGATATTTTAATTCCTTTAAAAAAGTCGGTTGGCGGATTTACTTCTTTTTCCATCCCTTATAATATTCCTTAATATTTTTATTTTAAGTAGTTTTCGCTAAAATTATTAATTTCAAAAAAATTGAAATGTATTTATAAAAATTTATATAAATAATAATAAACAAAAAATATAAATATGAACGAAAAAAAATTAAAAAAATTAGATTTAATAAAAAAGGAAAAACCATACTATTATTATGCATATAAAACAATAAGTTGTCCTATGCGGTTTAGTGTGTTTCTTCATGAACAATGTATAGAAGAATATATGACTTGGAAACCATCAACAAAAAATGATTATTATAATTATGAATACAATGATACAACTCCAAGTTTGTGTATTGTTTATAACAATAACGAAATAATATCATCTTCAGTATCAATGAATTTTATGGAATTATTTGAAAAAATAAAAAGTGAATATAATGATGATTATACATATAAATTTTATTATATTGATATTTGGCGCAAAGGCAAGGATGAAGAATATTTTAGATTATTAAAAAGCATCAAACTAATGATAAAAAAATATCTACTTGTAAAAAACGAATTATAAGTACAAGAACTATTGTTGATAAATTACAGGAACAGTTGCTTCTGGATAAATAAATTGGTCTTTCTTTTTTATTTATCGCATTATAAGCAATTTTATAAATATTTGTTGCTCCATTAACATCTCTATTCCAATAACCGCATCCGTTCTTACAACAAATCAGTCAGTGGGCGATTTTACACTTTCAGGATTTAACAAATTTAATATAATTATAAAAATGTTATTATTTAAAAAACACATATAAATAAAAATCTATATTATAAATATGGAGTGTGACTTTTGTAATAAAAAAAATGATGACATAACTGTAAAATCAGAAACACACGTATCTAATAAATTTACTGAGAAATGTTATGGTTGTTTTAAAAATGTGTGTTATAATTGTATGGAACCTTTTTGCGATGATTGTAATACTAGAACATGTAAAAAATGTTGCTATAAACACAATGAAATTTTGTGCGGTTGTTACGGAAAATGTTATACTTGTGGAACACACGTTACACGAGGTTCAAAAGGATGGCCTTGTATTATATGTGAAAAATATTCTTACTGTATTTTTAATTGTCGTAATTGTAGACAATGTGACAATGATTGTAATATGGGAGAACATATAAAATTGAATAACTAATTATAAGTAAAATTTTTATTTATAATTGTCTTTTATAAATGGATAAAACATTTGGTAAAAAAACTATGAAAATATTAGTAAAAAGCATCAAACTAATGATAAAAAAATATCTACTTGTAATAAACGAATTATAACTAAAAACAAGAACTATTCATAATTTGTTAGATAAATCTAAATGTATAATTTTGATTTATTTGTATTTTTTATTGTAAAAATATATAAATATAAAACATATATATAAATATGTCACACATTGAAATAATAAAAAATTTATGGTTAGGAAATCAATATTCATCGTCAATATTTGAAGGAGATAGTATATTATCAATAGGGTGTAATCCAAAAAAAACATATACTAATCAATTGAAACTCTCAATTATTGATTCAAAAGATAGTGATATATCTACTATTTTGCAGGATGCTATTGAATTTATAAATAAAGAATTATTATTAAATCACAAAATATTAGTTCATTGTTCTGGTGGAATAAATCGTTCCCCAATTATTGTTATAGTATATTTAGTTAAATATTGCTTATATAATTTACAAGATGCCATAACATTAGTAAAACAAAAAAAAACATCCATAAGAATACAACCGCATTATTTAAGACAAATACAAGATTTTTTATTAGTTTAATAATATATATAAATTTGCATTTTTTTAAATTTGTTATTTTAATGGTTCAAAAAAATATTTTTGTGTTCTAATGTGTTTTCCATTTTCTGTAAAATGATGATCTAAACTTATTATATTATATTTTTTTTTGATTAAATGCTTTATTATTGACAACCAAGGTCTTTTTATTTTATTTGGTTCTCCAACTGCTTTTATTCCATTAAAACTATAATACTTTCTTATTTCAGGTATAAGTTCCATTATTTTTTTTTGGATTTCTTCATTTTTATCTAATTCATAAAGGGTATATTCTGTTTTATTTTCTAAATCTAAAATGGTTATAATTTTATCAACTATTTCTTCTTGTTCTTTTTTGTATAATTCACTTTTAAGACGCATTACAATATACTTAAAATAATAAATAAATTTTAAGTATGTTATTTATAAATTTTTAATTTTCGTCGTCTTGTTGATTGTTTCCTTTTTAATTCATACTCTTCTTTCAAATTATAAGCATATTCAAAATAGTTTTTATAATTTGCTGGTTTCACTTTATCAATTGCTTTTTCAACATTTTTTTCTAACTCTTGAAAATTCTCAACATTTCTATCCTTTTTCAAATATGTTTTTACTTGGTTAAAGTATTGCTCTATTGCATCCGTCTTGGGAGTATATGGGACACAAAATAAATAATGATTACCACTCTTTGTGATTTCATTTTTGATTAACTCGTTATTATGACTTCCTGCGTTATCCAAAATAATAAGATGGTCTTTGTATTTTGAAAATACATTTTTTTCTAAAAATTCTAATAATCTTTCTTTTGTCATACCACCTTTTTCATATAATTCTTTTCCAACGCATTTTGAATTACTTATTGCTACTAATAATGTAAATTTGCGAAATACAAATTGATTAGAAGTTTGCATTACACATCTTCTACCTAATTCACATCTACTATAAGTTGGTTTCAAAGCAGAACCAACGCTCGTTTCATCTAAACAAATAATTTTACTCATAGGAAATTGTTTAACCCTGCTATAAAATTTATTTAATTCAGTGTGTTTCTCAATTGGTTTTTTATATCTTTCTTTTGGAAAATGCTCGTGTCTTGTTCTTTTTCTTGTTTTGTTATTATCTCTTATTACTTGTCCTAAATGTTGAGGTGTGATATTAAATGTAGGATATTTCTTTTTCATATCAATTGCTAATTCATTCATAGTAAGTTGTTCGTTTTGTTTCAATAATTCTAACGCAGTTTTCACTTGGGGGGTTGTAATTTTGTAAGAAATAGGTTTTCTGTTTCTTCTTGTTAAATTTTTAGAAGTATTGTATCTTTTAATCCAATCTCGCAAAGTGGATTTTTTACAATCAAAGATTTTACAAGTTTTCTTATATCCATCTCCTTTATCATTATTTAAGTAATATTTAACCGCAGATATTTTATAATCTTCTGTCTTATGTTTAGTCATCTATATTATTTTGAGAAAAATATAAAAAATAGTTAGGGGGTGCGGTTTTAAATCTTCAAGGGTGTAAATTATAATAGATATAAATTAAATTAAATTAAATATTTATGAGTTTGTTGTATCTGTTGGATCCGTTGGATTAAAAGCATTTCCCATACCATAGAAAAACCATCTCAAAGAGAGATAATTTGAATTATTAAGTTCAACACTATTTGTACCAATCATTTTAGTATTCGCTCCTTTACTATAAATATCAGATATTTCATTAATTCCAAGTCCATAGTCATAATACCATAAATTGGAAATATAACCAGAAAATCCTCCATTGGTAGCAACAAATACATCTCCATAGTTTTGTTTTGGTACACCATTTAAATGATGACTTTTAATAATAGTTCCATTAATATATACATCAAGTGTATTATGTTCACATCTGATAATAACATTAACCCATTTATTTATAGGAATATCATTTACTCGTATTTCTTCATTAATAACATTAAAAGTATTCATCATAATAACTAAAGAATTTGTATTCGGAGCAATATATAATCCGGGAGCATTATTGGGAAAATTCAAACCTTGATTTTCTGGATTATTCGGATCAGTTGCATAATCATTGCCTTTATAAAAAACACAACGATAAGTACCAGAATTATAACTTAAATCGTCAATATAAATCCAAACAGACCAAGTAAATTCAATTCCTTTATTTTCATTAACCGATCTATTAATTGTAATTGAACCTTTTGCTTCCGGGTCCTGAGGAATAACAATCAACTGTTTTGCTTCGACCATTCCAGTGATTAATTTAGCACTTCCAGTTGAATTCATAAAATATCCTAATATTGAAATACCTAAACGTAATAAAATTAAAAAAGCAAATAATACTAACAATAAAAAAGCAATTTTGGCAACTATACTATTAGATTCAAAAAATTCTTTTGTTGAATTTGTATATGTATTTGTTGTAAATTGATTAAATGTTCCTTCAGAAGTATTTGAATAATTCATCTTATATATATTATATATTTTTAAAAATAAAACCTTTTCAAAAATATATTTTTAATTTTTTATAACTTAAATTTCAACACTACTTGTTACAGTGTCTCCTTCCATAACAGATACCTTAATTGTATACTTTCCAAAAATAGAGCCCAATAGACTACCTCCGTAACCAGCCTTATAAACATCCCAAGCCTTTTGTGGGTTCGAAGCATCGGCCCAATATTGAAATCTAGATGTCCATCCCGAAAATCCACCCATAGGTGTAACATAAACCGGGGCGTTTGAATCAATATTAGCAACTCCTGGCAAAACACAAGTTCTTACTAATTTACCATCTAAATATAAATCTAATGTTCGTCCATAAACACTTATAAATAAATTAGACCATTTTTGTATAGGAACATTTGAAATACCACAAGTATGAACAACAAAATTTGAGCCGTCTTCAGGTATTTCATCTAATCCTGGATAAACGGCTAAAGAAACAATAACATTATTTAAAATTGGACCTAATGCAACTGATGGACAAGGATGTCTTTCACCGGTGCCTGATGTCATACGTCCAAATATAGATTTAGGTTCTCCATAACGATAATTCCAGTCATCAATAAAAAACCAAATAGAATATGTAAAGTTAGCAGTATTTCCAGAAGTAGAAGAAGATGCTAAATCAGCCGCTTCTATTTTTTGCATAGTTTGCGCAGATATAAGTCCTGTTAATGTATTCACATCTTGTGTTATAAAATGTATTACCATTATTAATAAAATGACGATAATTACAAATAGTATAATACTTTTTACTTCCATTATATTATACTATTAGAAATTTTTATAACTTCATTTAAAAATAATAAAATTTATACTGGAATTAAAACGCTATTAACTTCAGGTATTACTGGAGGATTTTTATTTGTAAAAGATCTGTATAATGAGTTTATTGTTAAAATATCTACGGGATGATCAAAATATAATAAATTAGCTATATTTCCACTTACCCCATTATCGGTTCCAACTGTTAACATATCGTAATTTAAATATGGAACAACTCCTATTGCTGATTTAATTAATTTGCCATTATAAAATACATCTAAAGTTCCTCCGCTATAATTTAATACAATATGATTCCATTTTTGTAATTGTACATCTGAATGGCTATATATAATTCTATGACCATCCGAGTCAATATCATTACTAAAATTCATATTTTTTACTTTTTCAATAGAATTATTTATATTTGTTTTTTCATTATTCCATTTATCTATGGTTTCAGTATTAATTTCAACTTCTGTTTCTTTTATATTTTCGGTTTCAGTTTCAGGATTTATTTGTTTTACTGTAATATACAATGTATTATTAGATGAACTATATTTTACTGCCGGATTTTCTCCGTATGATAATAATGGAATTATTTTATCGTAAGATGAATTTGTACTTGGAGGAAATGAATCTAAATAAATCCAAAATGACATTGCGTATTGGTAGTCAAATGTATCATATTTAGATAATGATTGATATGAAATAACATTTGTAAAAATATCTGTTTGTATTGGTAGATTTATTAACTGTCTTCCTCCTTGTTTAAAATAAATATTTTGAAAAAATTGTTTTAATACAAAAAACCATAGAAAATAAAAAGTCAATAATGCTAAACTAATTATTAACATATTTATTTCAAATGGTGTTGGAGGTGAGAAAGTATTGGTTGAATCAGTTGCTAAATCTGCTGCTGAATTTGTACCGGTATTTGTAGATTTTTTAAATCCAAATAATTGATAGATTTTATCAATAATAATAACTAACAAACAAGGAATATAAAATAATATATTAAGAATTAAACGATAATATGGATTTTTATCTAAAAACCCTCCAGCATTTGCTAGTTTATAAATTATTCCTAACATTGAACAAAATAATATAAAATTAAATATTGTATGACTCCAAGATTGAGAATCACTAAAATCTTGATTGAAAATACCCATAAAATATAAAGCACTGTATATAAGTGCACCTGAAATACCAAGAGCAAATAAAATATAAAGTGATTTACTGATAATTGTTAGTATACTTGTATTACTGGTTTCGTTAAATTTTAATGGATCGGATAAAACATTTTGATAAAAATATATCATAAAAAACAAAAGTATTCCAACAAATAATGTAAAAAACATTACAGGACCAGAATAATCAGTAATAATATTGAAAGGATTTACCAAAAATAACAAACCTATAAAAATAACAAAAATAATAAATAATAAAGTATATTTGGTTCTCATATTAAATGCCATTTGTGTTAGTTTTGGCAATGATTTTAATGTATTGTCATCAATTTTTCTATCTTTTTTATAATATAATATGGAAATAATAATAAATACAATAATTACAAAAAAATTTAATAACATTGCGGTGTTGTTTTCAGGAGGTGGATTTGAAAAAATACCTCCAATATATAACATAGTAAAAAACCCTAATATTGCTATACATAATGTTATTAATGTTATAAAGGGCATAAACCAAATTTTATTCGATATATTGAAATTACGAAAAAACGATTCATTGGATTTTTTTTTAAATAATACAAGTTCATTTATGAGAAATGTTAATAATAAAATAATGGGTGTTGTTATAAAAATTTGATAACCAAATAATTTATTAAACCCTTTAATGTTTATTAATAACAATGTAACTAACATAATTAAAAATATAACAAAAATAATTAATAAGACACTATATGACCTTAAAAGTTGTCCTAAATATAATTGTTTTTTATTAATTGTCGTATCCATATTATATAGTCCTAATAAAATATGAATAAAAAATAATAATATATTACATATTTTCCATAGCTGTTTTTTCGCCATGACATTCGCGACAAAGAGCAACTAAATTTGTAACATCATTACCTCCTCCGTGGTCAAGTCTTATTTTATGATCAACTTCAAATGTATGTGTTAATTTTTTTTTACATTGACCGCATTTCCAATCTTGTATAGATGCTACATATTTTTTTTTGGTTTCGCTTACCGAGCGTTTAACTGGTTTCAACATTGTTCTTTGTTGTTGAGCAACAATAATAGGATCATATTTGTATCCTGGATTTTGAATGCTCATAAATTCAGAATTTAATCCTTCCATAAAACTATTTCCCTTTGTTGATAAATCAAAAATGGGTGTAATCATATCCATAGATGATTTATCAATTGGCATATATTTGATCATATTGTTAGTATACAATAACATATTTTTAGTTTGCATAGGATTTCTTTTAATCATTAAATAGAAACAAATAGCAACAAATCCTATAAATATCATTTTATAATATTTTTTATATGCCAATAACATAGTTGTGTATTTTCCATCATAATAAGCATTATATATTAAAAATGCGGTAATTCCAAAAATATATAGTTCCAATCTCATAT